TCTTTGTAGTAGTTGTTTTCAATGGCCCTAAAGTGTAGATCTTCAGGGCTTGAGTTATACCTAGTCATGATGGTAAATGTTCTAAACAATTAGATCTTTCAAAGTTTGATAAGTCAAAGATGCAATCATCTAAGTTTGACCAGTGATCATCGTGTTCAATGGCGTAGATAGGATCATCACAAGGACCAATGAGAAAGAACTTTAAGCCATCCTCACTGTCTACTGTTTTGATTGAATAGCCAGTATCAAGTTCTAAATGATATGAGAACTTGTTAGCCCTGCTAATGATTAGACTAGGAAACCAACGCTCAAGGTATAACCAAATTGATTTGATCATTTTGTGAAACCTGTAGCTAGTGAGAGCTGACTGTAAAACTTAGAGAATACAGGTTGAACAACTTGCCTTGTTGTTTCTCCCGCTGATCTCACATCAATAACAGCTTGAGACCATTCTTTTTGATGGATAGACCAACGTCTTTTCAAGTCGGATAAGTATTGATGAGCTGTTAGCAGTTGTTGCTTAGTCAGTGTTCTATCTTCTTCAAGCTTGAGACACTGCCTTTTAATCAGCTCATTCTCTGCTTTGAGGGCTGCTATCTCAGCCCGTAATGCTGCTTTGGTAATCATTGGAAGGATTCAAAGGGTTTAAGCTGTAAAGCTCAATCAACATATTGCTAGTGATCAGAGAGTTAGCCAGTAGCCAAGCCTTAAGACTTAATGAACAGTAACAATAGAGTTAGTTGTGGCCTTGCTCATGGATAAATAAAAAAATAAGTATAATTACTCACAATTTAAACAGCCCTTTAAGAACTATCAAAAGCTTATTGAGAATCGTGGCCTTTAATTATATATAAAGGCCCTTAAGGCACCCAGAGGGGGTTTTCCACAGCCTTGACGTTATTAAGTAGTGCTCAAAAATTAGCAGCAAAATCAATTCGGTACTCCTCTTCAACACCCCAATCATCCATAATCTTATTACAAGCCTTTGCAGACTTTTTAAAATATTCAACTTCTGACTCCCCACTAAACTTAGACATTAAACGAACATTACATAATACTGGTCTATGGTCGTAGACAGCACATTTACCCTCTTTAGTCAGTTGAGTACATGAACCATTTTCATTAACTTCATAGGGAAATTTACTAGCTATAAAGCGTTGCATAGGTTCTAGTTTATCTATATTTTGAAGTATCAAACCCATACTATGACAACAACAGAGACAACTAGTACAAGGGAAGTCCATTACTTTTTAGACCTATTGTAGCCCTTAGAGGTCACCTTAAGGTTACTTCTACTATTATTCTGAGGGTTACCGTCTTTATGGTCAACGTCTTTACCCTTTAAGGAGTAACCAGACTTAGACAACTTTCTACGAGCTTTATTACGACTACTCCTATTAGCCCTTTGTTCAGGTTTACCCTGATAATTATCGTACTCTTTGCGGTAGTTTCTAGCCATGTAAGTAGTATAGCTTAAGCTCTTGTAGTGTACTTAAAGTATTACTTTTAAAACCTTTAACTTAAAGCAGTAAAAGGCCTTTCTAAGTAGGAGGTCTTTCTTTCGTCTTTCCCAGAAGGGGCTGGAAGGGGCCTCTAATTGTCCAACCAATTGCTTGTACCTGAAGAGGCACTAGCAGCCCTCTGAAGGTCTTCTAGGGTCCTTGCGTAGCCAAGTACACCCACGTTAAGACCCCCTTCTCCTTGAATAAATTTTCTTTCTAGTTCCCACTGTTCCATTTCTCTACGTTTTATTGCGTTCTTTTCAGTGAGAGCCATATTTTCTGTAAAGTACTGAACAGCCATAGCTAATGCGTCTAACCTATCGTCGTGCTTTATAGAGTTCTTCTCTTTGGTAATTCTCGTCATTTGCCAGAAGAGTTGGTACTGCGATCTGGTTTCTCCTGGGTAGCATTCAGTGGAGGAGATATCCTTAGCGATTATGTCGGTATCTACCATGAGCCTGTGCTGGTTCATGACTGGCTCAAGAGTATCAATAATCCTCGCTTCTTTCTGTTTTGTATGTCGGACCTCTTCGATACTGCATGGATAGATAGTTCCAAGGTAACGCTTAAGAAGCTCACTAAACATACCGAGTCCGAGGTTACTTTCTACAATTATTTCCTTGACCTTGTACTCCTTCGCAATGAGTGTGAGCTTTTTAAGGTTAGTCTCACTGTAACCACCTCTAAGGCCTCCAGAAGCGAGGAGGAAAAGGTTACCGTTAAGGTAAGCGACTACGGAATATCCAAGCTCGTCGCTTCCTTTTCCAGAGGGGTCAATAGCGAGAACAACTCCCGTGTACTCCATAAATTCAGACCCGATCTGTCCAGGTTTGTAAAAGAGATCACCGTGAAGACCCACTGAAGGTAAGTCAAGAGCTTTATCACCATTAGCACTCCAAATAACCCTGTCAGGGCCTTGTTCTCTATGAAGTCTAAAGATACATAAATCTTGAAGTTTTAAAGGGTATCTCTCTTCATCAGAAAGGCTAATATCAAGAAGGAACTGGAGGTTAAACGTGGACCTACCAATGGATTCCTTTCGAGCTTCTAGTTCCTCCCAATTGAATCTTCCAGGGTCTGTAGGGTGACCTGCAAGAGTTAAGTCATCTTTTAATTGAGATTCAATCTTAGGAGCTAGACGTTCTCCGTAATAGTTTTTAAGTTTAGCTGCAGTCGGATATAGAGCAGGCCAAATACGAGGGGAATAGCCAGCTAGTTCTAACTTTGCGTAAATACTGTCTTGGGTGTGAGGAGTACCAAGGAAAACAATTTCTCCTCCAGGTTTTATAACTGAGTCGAACTCTTTAATACTTTCTCGGAGCTTGTCTCTTATAAGTTGCGTCTCGCAGCTCTGAGGGGTCTCTACGTCGTCTGCAACGATCAGATCTGCCCTTGACCCAGTGATCTGCCCAAAGATACCACTAGAGCGCACTGAGGGGCTTTGATCGGGCTTAGAGCCATATACATCAAAAGCTACTTTAGAGAACCTTTGAGTGTCACTAGGGAAGAGATCCTTCACCATGAACCAGTTCCTAAGCAAGTCATGGCAGAAGACACTAAAAGCGTCTGCACGGTCTTGAGCTGCTGAGATAACTAGAACCTTTGTATCAGGATTCTTTCTCAGTCTCCAGAGGACATAACCTGCTGTAAGGAAGCTTTTACCACAGCCTCGATAAGCCATGATAATTCTCCTGTTAGGACCATTCTGCAGGTAGTCTGCTAGCTGGTACTGAACAGGAGTAGGACTAGGAAGCCGTAGAAAGTGCCAAAGATGGGTAGCAAAAACAGGGAAACTGTTTATAGCTTTCTTAATAATCTGTTGTTGATTATCACTAGGCACTTATATAAGACTTAACTTTGGACATATCAATCTCAGGTAGAGCGTCGATCATCTCGCCTATAGCAGAGACATCACCATTCTTATCAAGAGTAATACCTTGGTCTTTGAGGAATTTAATAGCGTTAGCTAGGTCAGAAGCTTTAACGTTTTCAGAGTTAAGCTGATCTACCAGTTTAGTAGCTACCAACCGATGGAGAGATTGTAACTCGTCCTCAGTTGCCATTCCTACGGATTTTCTTCTAGCCATAATGTTTTTTAGGTGCTTTTGTTATTCCCCTATCGGCTTGAGCTTTCCTATGAATAGGATTTGGATGCTGGTAAGCAGGATCGTTTTTATCTATTGGGCCTTTAGTACCATCAGGTCTTAGACCCCAATCAGATTTACCATAAAGTGTTTTTCCAGGCATGGTTATTTATTTGGAAATAGGTTCTTTTTAATTAACTCTACGGCAGCATCGTCTATAGTGTTATCAGTAGACTCAACAAGCTTTGAAAGCAGGTCTACAATCAGTTGCTTAACTGAATCAGATTTTAAGAAGGCGAAGAGGATAGGTTTGACTAGAAGAACCATTGGAATAGATTAATTCATAGTAATACTAGTCCATCCAGTTATAATCTCGCTTTCTTTTATCTTTCTTGACCTCTATAAGGCTTAAGAGCCTATTGGCATATTCAGGATCAGCAGACCTACTTTGTTGAATTAGGAGTTCCGCAAATAGAAGATACACACCCTCTACATCCATGTCCTCACGAAGCTGAACTTCAGGCGATAGAAGCTGCTTTAGTCTCTCGTGCCAAGAAACGTGAGAAGGAATTTCATTCTTCTTCCCCTCTCTCCACATATCAGCAAAACGTTCCTCAATTGACTCAGGAATGTAATTCTGAAGCATGTCGAGAGCTTCCTTCTGATGAAGCTGCCCAGAGTAATAGGTAGCTACATCACGTAGAGAGAACCTTCTTCTCACTCTTAAGCCTTAGGCATATCTTTATGACCTTTAGGCCATACTAAATATTTAGCTTTACCAGGAAGTACAGCCCCTTTCAATATTTGAATATTGGTTTGAGCTGTAGTATCTCTTATACGGGAGTCTCCTCCCTGAGCTTCAGTGCCTCTCATAATTACTTTGTTTTGTATCCCTTAATTGTACTCTTTTTTGGCTTAGAGTCTTTCTGAAATTTCTGAGCTACGCTAGGCTTATTAGCGTATAGGTATTTTTTCTGTTTATCGGATTTAAAAGGCATGGCTGAGGAGAAGAAAAATCTTTTAGAGAAGCTTAAGGATGGCGAGGAGCAGATACAAGTCCTTGGTACATTTGTACGCCTTGGAGTAGTAGTCTGGTCTGGATTCATCATAAGCCTTAATTATCTACCTCTGCCAGGTATTACTGAGGAGAAGAATAATGATATTACATTTATAACTTTTGTATTTACAAGTGCTCTAGCTACTTTTGGGATTGATACAGCTAAAAAGAAAGATAACGGTAAAGATAAGAATACGGGTGCTACCCAACATATAATTATAGAAACTCCTATTAAGATTGAAGGAGTGGATAACAACAAGGTAACAAAAGTATGAAAAAATGTTTATTACTTTTGCTTCTGCTAATTCCAGTTACTGCAAGGGCAAACCCTATTACGCCTCAGTTTACCCAAGGGTCTATGCAGAGTACTACAGTAACTCAAGTCGATATAGAAGAAACCATAGAGCAAGAAGTTTTTGGAGGGGTATATTCTAAATGGACTGGAGAAAATATAACTCATACTTCAACAAGTTCTGGAGGAATAGTAGATACAGATTCAGTATTCAATCTCCACACCGCTGGAGATCCCTTCACACTGGAGATAACAACCAGAGCTGCAGGAGTAGTAGAAACAATCGATATAGACAGAACCATAGAACAAACTTCCACTACTACATCGCTCTCTGTCTTCTCTCAATAAGCCTTCCAGTATTAGCAGAAGATCCTAAGGTAAGTAACACCTCAAATCCTCAGGCTGCAGCGACAGGAAATGTAACTAATCAAGCTGTGCAATTTCAGAACAATGGTGCGCCTTCGAGACAGCAGTTGGGACCTTCCATTGTTTGCAACGGTTCTACCATGACTTTCACTCCATTTTATATGGGTAATCATGTGAAACCTTGGGATTATGAAGACGGTAATATGTCTCCTAGTGGTTACACAATGAATGAGAATTGGGGTATGCAGTTAAACTTTATGGTTCCACTTGACGGTTCTATTACTGAACAATGTAAGCGTATTGGTAAGCGTCAAGAACAAAAAATGAGACTGGATTATGAGCTAGTTCGTATCAAAGAGTGTGCAAATCTTCAAGTGCTCGGTTTTACTTTACGCCCTGGGAGCCATCTTGAACATATCTGCTCCGACGTAGTACCAATCGTTGCCTTGCCCAAGAAGGAACCTCTTTCCCACGCTTCTTCTGAATCCTCTTCACAAGCTGAGTAATTACAGGCTTTAAGGCTTGAACACATCTTTTAAATACTGCAGTCGCTGTAAGAGTCGCTACGACAGATACTGAAGCTGTAGTACCAGCAGCTACTAGGATTTCCTGCTTTGGTACTGGTACTTGGTAGTCCGTAAAGGGTATATTGAACGAAGTGACCTCTTTAGGTAATGAAATTTCTGGCTGTTTTGTTGATTGCTTTTGGTCTTTATCTTTCTCTTCCCCACCTGCAGAAGCTACTCCTGGGGGGCCTTGTAAATCAGAAGGTGGAACAACTAAAGGACGATATGATGGAATCTCTGCCGTTGGGATCTCAAGAGTTACCCTTGGCAGAGATAAAGCCTCTGGAAGCCGATAAAAAGGTAGGTCCAGCGGCTCCTCTCCCATTACCTATTCAGTAACTACTTCTGTTTCTGTTGACTCTTCAGTTTCTTCAAGCTCTAAAAGAGTTTTTAAAGAAGCTTGTATTTCGGTATATCTAGTATATTTAGAGTTTTTAAGTTCTAGAGCTTCATTATGCTCTTTAACTACTTGCTCTAATTCAGCAATTAATTCTGCCTTCTTTTCAGGAATAGTTTTACAGGACATTTTAAATGTATAACTGGAGTTTAGTATAGCTTAGGTTGGTTTTATTGCAGGTACGGTTTGAGACGTGCTAACGGTCTATTAAACCATATATGTGAAATTTGCTCTATAGTGACCAGTTCCATTTTCCCATGCGTCTGCCGCAGATATGTTATACCAAGTAGAATTATCAAGGGTAACTAATGCTGCATAAAAATAAGTATTACCAGACGAAGGTTCAGTCACAGCTGTAACAACACTTCCACCGCTAGTAAAGTTACTACTATAAAGAGCGAACGCACCTCCAGCATAAGCGTTTGACCCAATAGCGAAAGGTAATCCATTTACTAATGCCTGACCAGTGTCAGCAGTCTTAGCAGACCAGCTAATCTTAAGATCAACGGTAACTAATCTACCAACTCTTGTATATTTTCCAGACTGAGAGGTATAAGTACAAGCATTTGCTGACCCTGTTCCTTGAATAGTTGGCGTGAAAGTTCCTTCTTCATAGTGGTCAAGCAGCTCATCACCTGTACTCACTCCTCCTTCACTTGAAGCGGTCTGAGCACTGAAATCAATACCATGACCTGCCGTTCCTATTACTAAATTGCCGTCATTTATTTTTACATCTCCATCATCGTAAATACGGAGCCTTTCGCCTTGTGACGTTCCATTATGAGTACTAAATACTAAATCACCATTACTGGCTGCGTTTGCAATATAAGCATCAGCAGCACTATTGCCTGCTTGTAATATTAAATCAGCTTGATTAGCGGTATCAGACGCTATTCTCACTTGTGGTGCAGCAGAACCAGCAACTTTTAAACAATTTTGAGTGCCTCCAAATAAAGCAGTTGACGCTACTGGAGAAGTACTCCCTATACCAACTCTTCCACTCGAATCGATGCGTAGTCTTTCTGCCGTAACCGCTCCAGCAGGTCGTGTCCAAAATCCTAGATAACCCGCATAGTTTGCACTAGTTGCGTTTTCTTTTGCACCTTTTATTGCAGCAAATTGTTGTTTAGCAGTACTACCATCCTGTCCACCAAAACCTAATGTTCCTCCTTTATCTGCTGCTTGAGAATCTGTAGAATAAATTCCTACTTGAGTCCATACACCACCAGGATTTTGATCTGCTCCATCTATTGATAATTGCTTTTCTCTACCTTGTGCCGTACCACCAATTAAAACTTCACCACTCGAATCGATACGCATCCGTTCTGTAGAGTTAAAATCTGCTGTATGAACGGTATGGAATAATAAATTTTCATCAGCACTTATAACTAAATCTGCATCTGCATTTGGAGCGCAAATGTAGTTTGTATCTCCACTAGTTCTTTCTAAGAGTACATAAGTAGCACCTACATTAACCGCCCCATTTGCCCCATCGGAAACAGAGACATTACTTCCATCAAAGGTAAGATTTGCCTCACCTTGAATAGCGTTTGCTCCTGTAACTGTTGCAATCGTGTTATTAGTCGATCCTGTTAATACCGCCTTAGTTCCGACAGTTGTGTTTAACGCTGCAATATCAACTCCATCTACAGTACCTGAAACTGCAATGTTTCCTGTTACATCAATACCAGCAGAGGTAGTTTCTAATTTCGTAGCAGACGAAGTACTACCACCCGCATTTGCTGTTACATAATTGAGTGTGACCTTACCGTGTTGACTTGCACCAAGAACAGACGGTGTGATTCTCAGTACTTCATGAGTAGCAGCGTCAGAACTTCCAAAGGTGTATTTAGATCCTTGAGACCCTCCTGTAAAGAATATATCCTTGACATTTGAATCTAATATCAGAGAATTTTGCATTATGTGGCTAGTTGCACCACTTTTTGTTTTTATAAAGGCATTACTAGCTAGACGAAATTCACCAGTTGTTACTACATTTTGACTACCAAAATCAGAAGAAATCTTTGTTCCTGCTATTGCAGCATCGCTTTTAATATCGGCATTAACTATAGAATCGTCTTTAATGCCGCCTGAGTTTACTGTAGTTAATGCCATTGATAATTAAGGAGTTGTAGATTTGTTAGCTACTAAGAAAGCAGTGTAGTCAGTCTTTACTTGAGAAGTCCACGCAGCGTTGCAGATTGCCTGAACATCTGCATCCTCGCCCGATATGTTTGTTTCAACTAGGTTATCACTTGCATCAAGTGTTCCTGGTTGTAATACATGTCTATGGAATGAACGGGAAATCTCTTTACCGTCATCTTTTATAATTGTCGCATTCCTGACCTGTACCGACCATCTGTTGACGACTTCTATTTTGTCGTTTTCTGTTGTCTTTGTTAATGCCATTTTTAAGGAAGCTCTCCGAGCTAAATAGGTTTAAATGGTGCGTAGTTTAGAGACGTGCTAACGGTCTATGAAGCAGCAGTGTAGACAACCATGCCTCTAAAATCTAAACCATTACAATCTGCTGCTGACATATTTTGTCCATTGTCTTTATAGAAATATACTCTTGTTGAATTACCTTCAACGTAATAAATTGGTCCATTCTGAATATCAAAATTCTGATAACCTCTTGCAACACCACCTACTCCTCCTGAAAT